ATTTGACGCTCAAGGTTTCTTTCTTTAAGGTCAGACGTAGCGCCTGCACCAATTGTAGCTGCTTTAATTTTAGCGGTTGCACGTATTTTTTCAAGATGTTCAGCTTGATGAAATGCAAGAAGTTTGCCAACCGCTGTAAATTGATCTTTAGCGGTTTCTGCAACAATTTTTTCAGCTCTGTCATAATTCCCTGATTTTTCTAAACGCGCTGCTTTATCAAGATCAACTAAACCTTTATCAATCTCTCTAAAAAGTTTTCCTTTTTCTTTATCACTAGCTACAAAAGTAGGTATTGTATTCTTAAGTGCTGTTAAAGCAGCAAAAGCAACATTGCCAGGGGTAGTTGCCATTTTTGCAAAGAATAAAGCCGCGTTCATATTAAACTCACGGAATTTTTCATCGCGTATATTACTTTTTGCAGACATCAACCTAGCACGTTCTTTTTGCACAGAATCATCTGGACCAAGATATTTTTCTTTTTTAGCAATTTTTTCTTCTACAGTTTCTGGAGTTTTACTTAAATATTTTCCAAAAAAGTCTTTTAACTCTGGTGGTAGACTATCTAAAACAGATTTAGCATCAGGTGCAGCAGCGGCAGGTCCACCGGCAGGGGCAGCGGCAGGGGCAGTTTTATTAGCAGGGGCAGCGGCTGGGGCACGGGCGGGGGCTGGGGCAGTTCCACCAGGAGGAGGGACATTTTTAATCCCAGCAGGGGGTGGTGCACCCGCACTTGCAGGAGCAGTTTGATCTAACGCTGCTCTAAATCCAGCTATGCGTTGTTCATCAGTCATAGGAGCAGTGCTTGTTCCTATTTGACGTGACTTTAATTGTCCACCTTGTTCAATTACTTTTTGTTGAAAGTCAGAACGTGCTTTGTCTGTTTCGTAGCTTAACTCCGGTGGAAAATCTTTGGGTAAACCAACTGGAGGTGGTTGTAAAGAAGCAGCTTTAGCTTCCGCTTGTCTAGGTGTTAAAGGTAATGAACCTCTAGCTCTTATAATATCTATTTGGTCGTCAGTTAATTTATTTGCCGCTTTATTTGGATTTATAAAAGGTGTGCCAGGAGCGTATTTAACTTTATCTTCGTCTTTAACAACGCCTTGGTTGTTCTCTTCGTCTGGATTTTTAAACGCAATAATCCCACCACCAGCTTTACCTACCTTATCACGTAGAACTTCTTCAGCTAACTCTTTTGCTATTGGACTAGAAGTTTCTTTAATGTAGTCTCTAAGATCATCAAGACTCATATCGTAGAGTTTGCCTTTTACTTGACTACCTACGCTGTACGATTTGATACCAGTTGCTGGTTTAAACTCACTGGGAAGTCCGCCTTCTCTACCAGTTGAGCTGCCTTTAAATACGTTTGCTAATGAGCCAAGAGCACCAACTGTACCAATACCTTGCGTAAGTGGATTAGGCGCAGCAGCATACGTTTGAGTTTGAGTAGCTTGCATTGGTAATCCACGCAACATATTAGACATAACGCCAAGTTGCATGATGGGATACTGTTGTGCTGTAGCGTATTCTTGAATGGCTTGATTAATCTTTTGTTGTTCAAGTGCCTGTTGCTGCGCACCTAACTGAGACTGCAAACCAATAATTTCTTTTTGTGCGCCAAGCTGTTGTCCACCAAGTTGCCCTAAAGTGCCTGCAGCTTGCCCTGCTTGTCCGTACCCTTGCATACCAGCCTGAAGTCCTTGCATACCTAAAGTAGAACCAAACTGTTGTGCTTGCATCGCTCTATCAAACGCAGATTGTGAACCTGTTGCTTGAATATTAGACAAATTAGACAGTAAGTTTTTTTCACGTTCAGTTTGCGCTAAAAGCTGTCTAGCCCCACCATAAGTTCCTTGACGAGCAGCTCCTAAGTTTTGAGCTTGTTGTGCCATCTGTGCTTCACGCACAGCGTTCATCTTAGCAATGTCGGTAACGTTTTGTTGATACGGCGACATGTACGATTGCATCATTGAAGGATCAGTTACGTTCCTTGCATATTGTTGTCCAACACCAGTAGCTTGCCCAGCTAAACCAAGAGAGCCTAAACCAGAAGCACCAGCTAAACTTGTAGCATCTCCAAACTGTCCGGGAGTTCTTAGTTGTCCCGTGCTTCGCATTGCCTGTTCTTGTAGTGGCTGAAATCCTGCTGTGTAGTCATCTAAGTTTGTGCTGTAGGGAATATAAGGTTTAAAACCTGTAATCTGATCACCGGACATGTCAAACAATTGTCTCTGGGTAGCACCAAGCATTGTCTCAACATAGGGCTGAGCGTATTCAGGAATATTGGTTTGGTAAGTAGTACCTGTACTAGTAGTCTGTCCACCCCCGCCACCACCACCCATAAATGGTGTGCGTTTACCTTCCCAAGTCCAACCGCTGTGTTTAGATCTAAGCATTTAAGTGCTCCTTGCGATACTCATCGTACCGTTCATTAACAATAATTTTCCAAATATTGGGTAATACTTCTCTAGCTTTTTCATATCCTAAACAAGTCTGCACCATAAAGGCAGCTATATGCCCCCCTGCAAAACGCAAGTTATGTGCAATTTCTAATCCATGCTCGTCTTTATCTTGTTCAAACTTATTTGCTACTTCAAACGCAGAAATAACAGTCATCCACATGGGAGTAATCTGCTCTCGTATGGCTTGATAAAAGGGATTAGAAGGAATATATACAAGTGTTACTAAAAATGCGTTATTAATCTCTTGCTGGCTAACTTCCCTATCTTTATCTACAAGATCATCCCACGTCTGAACTAAATCAACCAACATAAAAAACAAATTAAGTGCGTCTTGATTCCCGCCAAACCACTCTACTTTGGCTTTTTCTAAGTCAATATGTGCGGCTTTAAATGTCATTTGGGCATATACTTTTTAGGCTTAACTGCAGGGGCTTGTTTCTTTTTACCCGTTCTAGCCATACGTATCTTATCCATCATCTGATGAAGTTTCTTAGCACCAGCATCGGTAGAGCCGTTACCTAGATGACTAACTACATCAGCAGGAACTACAAACTCACCATCTGCTAGACGGGCTGGCTGTCTACTTCCAATAACTGCAGGAATGTTGTCACTCATACCATCTCCCGGTCCCTTAAGTAGACGAGGGTTTCCACCATCAGCGTAACCGCCTAAGTTATAGCCCATGATTCCTCCGGATGCGGCCTGCTGTGTTCCGGCTGGTGCTAAATTAATAGTGCCTAATGGTTTTGGACGAGGTATAACAGGACCTGCTGGAATACCAGCACGTTTACTAGCTTTGCCTTGACGTATTAGTGCAGCGGTTAAAGGATCTTGATATCTAGTATCTTGGTCATCGTCGTACGCAATCCCAACTCTTCCTACATACGATGGAGCGGGCGGTTGCTCAGGCGCTTGCCCTTCCATTAAAGCGTAATAACGCGCAAAGTCAGCTTCAGGGTCTTTTTCTCTTGGTGTGCCTTTAGCAAAACTAGCAATACCACCAGAAGCCATAGCTTGAAGTGGCTCATAGTTTCGTGGCATAACAGCTAGTTGTGGTTGCATACCGATTCCTCCTGGTCCTCCTGGAGATATTTGTGACATAGGCGGTTGATACATGTGGTTCATTTGCCCTTGTGGACCCATACCAGGTCCGCCAGTCATAGGTCCGTTGAATCTTGGAGCCATACCGATTCCTCCAGGTCCTCCTGGAAATATTTGATTTGAAAGTCCGCCAGCAGGATTCATTTTGCTGTCGCCCATACTATTCTGATCTAAATTAACAGTACCTTGCAGATTTATTTGTCCGCCATTAGCATACCCTCCTGAAGACGCAATACCGCCACGAGCCATATCAGACCCGTTTTCATCATCATAACTATTTTGCATTCCTGCAACACCGCCTACTGCATAGTCGTAACGTTTTTCTTGATAAATATTAGGCTCAGGACTAGTTGCTCGGAAATTAGGGGATAGTGAGTATTGACCTTTATATTGTCGTTTTTCAGGCATGGGTGTGCCGGGTGGTTTAAACGCTCCCATATAACCTAAACCAGTAGTGGCAAGCGTAGCTGTTTGAAATTTGTTTTCGCCCATGTATTTAGTAACAGAATCAAAAGCATCTAAGAATGGATTACCGCTACCACTAAATCCAGTAGTGCTGGGAGGTTGCAGTTGCATAGCGTTAGCTTGAGCAGTGATATCCGCTGCTGTAGTTTGAGCACCCGGTACTACAGAAGGAGCAGGAACATTTCCAGTAACTTGCAATACTTCTGGGCTTAATTCTGGTTGCGGTCCGCCCTGATAGTTCTTAATCATATCTATTATAGCTTGGTCATTTTGGAAACTAGCAACGTCAGAAGTTGCTGGACCAGATGCGGTTTGAATACCTGATTGACCCACTTGCTCAATGCCAGCAGGAGGAGTTGGAGTAGCAGGAGGTAGCGGAGTTGTAGGAGGAGGAACAGCAGCTTGACCGATTTGCTCCAAGCCAGCAGGGGGTAAGGGGGTTGCTGGAGGCGGAACCACGCCAGGCGCAGCTTCTAAAATACTGCCAGCAGCTTCAGGAAGAACAGATCCTGCAACTTCAGGTAACGCTGTAGCAGCAACTTCAGTAAGAGCGGGGGCTAGAGCGGCTTGAGCAGCCTGTTGAGCAGCGGCAGTGGCAGCAGCTTGAGCGGCGGCGGCGGCGGCAGCTTCGGCAGCAACAATTTCTGCTGCAGTCATTACAGCATAGCTCTCTGCAATAAAAGTCATAATTTATCTCCTTCAATCTGCATTAGGTCATTAACAGAGGCTATTAAACCTATATCTTCATAGTTTGGCGCTATAATTTCGTTTTCCATCTTATCTAAATTTTCTTCGCCTACATGTTCAGTTAAATGTATAGTTGTCCAAATAGTATCTTCATGTGCATATACGGCACGCTTTAGACCTACTTCCGATATAAACGTACACGGTCCTTCTAATTCTTTTTTACCAAACTCTGTAAATACTGTAACCCGCCCCTTAGAAATAATATTAAGGTGCTGATGCCTATGTATTTTACCTATAACTAAAGAGCCTTTCCGTAAGAGTATTTCTCTGGCATAGGTGCAGCATCCGTATTTTTCATCTACAGGTGAAAAATAATGTTTTAAAGGACTATCAACTGGGTTTAATCTACCTGCTTTTAGCCCTTCTTTTATGCCTTGTTGAACAGTTAAAACGTCTTGTCTAAACTTTACTTTGTCTATAGAGTTTTGTATGGATGTTGTCATACCGTTACCGTTACTGTTCCTATATTACCTGTTGCAAATATTCCTTGAACTAAAGCAGTGCTGGTTACTATTGTGACACTGCCAACCGCCCCAGTCCCTGAAACCCCTTGTACATAGGCAAAGTTTGGCAGGACTACTTTTAAGTACTCGCCATCCCGAAAGACTGTGCCTTCTGGCAAATTGTACCCCGATGTTGCTAAATTTAATAGCCGTAGCCCATCCATCTGTAAAGGCACGTTGGAGTCTTGTTGGGTGAAATACAGTCTTAGCGCCCCAATTAATTGAGACATGTGCTGTTGGTCGTATTCGACTGGAGCCAGAGGTAAAGCTGGCGATCGAAAGCGTTGCATTCCCATTATCTACGCCCATCTGGTCTGCCATCCAATCTAGGACTACCTAATTGCCATTGGACGTTTAAGTCAGTCGATTCAATCTCAATTGCCATCTGCCGTGCTCTAGCCCGCATAAAAATTTGTTCGGTGTATATATCTACCGAGGTCTCAATGACATTATCTGATTCTATGTTGGTATAGGCAGAGCCTGGAAAGTTCCGTGGTTTTATGTACATCGTGACTTCAGGCAGCGCAGCGGTTGATCCAGCAAAGTTAAAGTCAGGAATAATCCGTTTTGTTAGGATGAACTGATCACCGTCTATCAGATCAAAGTCTGACGAGATAATATAAGACTCCATAGCAGTCGTGTCGTCGTTAAGACCTTGTTCATGGTTATAAACAACACTATCAGCAGTCATTGTGGTCTGGACTACAAGCTGTGAAATATTGACCGTGTAAGTCCCGATCCCGCCTGTGCCCGTGCCTAGAGCGGTAATCTTGGTTCCTGTGGCTACGCCCGTACCCGTAATGATTGAGCCTACTTGCAAGCTACCAGTAAAGATAGCAGTCACATTTAGAGTTGTACTATTGTTAAGAGAGCCAGTAAAAGAAGTCTGTGTTAGGGCTTGAGGGTATTCCCTTAGAGACGAGTCAGACCACGCAGTGCGATCCATCGTGCCGTAGTACCAGATCTTTTCGAGGTGGTTGTAGATGACATAGGCGTTATTAATATTGCTGTTTGCCGTTGGATAGAACCACCAGACTTCATTCCATCCTTCATTAGTCCCTGAAACAATCTGATCGGCTTGATTGTAGTTGAGGTTCTCAAATACGTGGTTTCTTAAAGTGCAAGGCAAGGTTTCTACCCGCCCGCCATAAGCATAGAACTTATCATGTCCCATCCAATAAGCCGTGTTATTGACTGTAACGACCGCCCGTGGGCTAAGGACTGATATATTGTCCGAAAGCTCTTGAAGACCGAATACGTCCGTAGTGCCTAAAAACTGTAAAGAGTTTAAGGTTCCCTCTGTATATACAAGGATTTCCTGTCTTGTTGCAACTGCACAAACAATAGCGGAACCACGAGATACCCGTAAGAAACCTGCTGAATTAGTAACTAAAGGCGTCCAGACGTTAGGTTGATCTTGGGTAGCAAAACGAATTAATAAAGGATCTGCCGCTCCTCCCCCAAACGGTGTACAACCAAAGGCTAATAGATGTTTGTCGTTCTGCGATACTAGAATTTGCATTGCTATGTTAGGAACGTCCGCAGGCGCTACTCCATTAATCGTTGTAGTAGAAAGTAAAGTCGCTCTGGTTGCCGTTCCACCCGATTCTGTCCAATAGTAAATTGCGCCATCACGAATATTAGCGACTAAGTCATTGTCAAAGTTACTTAAAAACCAATCACGTTGCTCACCAACAATAGGAGTTGCTGCACCTTGACCCCAACCAACAGTGCCCCAAGTGCCTGCGCTCCAGCCGTATCCTAGAATACCACCATCGTTTCCTGGATTAATTTGAAAAACAGCTGTAATGGCACTTCCGCCACCAGAGGTCGAAGCCGCAGCGGCGGTTGTAGTAGTGATTGTAAAAGAGTTTCCATTAACAAAAGTAATAATAAACTCAGCATTAAACTCAGTTTGCGGGATACCTCCAATGGGTCCAGCTACTCCAGAAAAAGTAACAAAAGCCCCGTCTGCCGCTCCGTGACTTGAAATAGTAACTGTGACGGTTTTAGAGCCACTGACCGTGGTAAAGCAGTTATCAGTTGCTGCGGTAGTAAAAGTCTGTCTTATTGGGGTAATGTCGTATAAATTTTCTCCTGACTCTAGATAGAGTTTTTTACTAGTACCTAATGCTAAGTAATTATCAGAAGAAGTTGTAATCCAATTAAAAACTTGACGACAAACGCCCACCACAGTAAATAACCCATAGCGTAGCCAACCACCTATTTTTTGAGGATAGCCTGAGCGGAAGCGAATCTTGTCGCACTCATTCCAACCACCTTCATTGGTGTAGTTGGTTTGATCTCGGTTCAGTCCTGGTTTAAATTGTAGTTTTTGTAATGGCATACGGGTTTACCCTAGGATAAAAACAATGCTCGTTCATCGTTTCTACGAGTAACTAAGCCTTTTAGTACTTTACCCCCAGCCAGCGTATATTTCAAGAACTCTTCTGCCGCCCCTTCCATTTCACCCCGAAGAACTTTTTGACGGAGGGTGCTGCGCTGTAATGCTCCCAGACCAATATTGAAGCTAAAGCTAACAAGAGCATCGAACTGACCTTGAGTGAGCTTAACGGGACAGTAGCGTTCAACACCTCGCTCAAAGCGATTAAGATCGTCTCTAAGAATTCCATCTACTTCCTCCATCGAAAAGGTACGGTCATCTTTGTACTCCAGTGGGTAGGCATCCCGCTCGTCTATTTTTAAAGCACCTTGCCGTGGGTAGAGTACATGCCCGACACCGATCGTCCAAAGTTTAGCTGGACACCGATAAGGACGCTGACGGACACCTTCATGGTGCTTAATCATTTTAATAGCTTTGTCGCTTACTTTCATTTCTTACTAAATGCCTGAGTCCCGAACCAGAAGGCAATAATTGAGGCTAGAATCTGCATCTCGTCTGCATCAAACACCATTGGAATAGCCTCGGCAAACGCTACTCCACTAGACCATGCCCACCAGATAGACGCTACGTCTACGATAATTAGT